GCACCGCATATGCCTCGCATACCCGGTCGTTCCAGTATTCATACACATCCAGTTCCGTCTCGTCCTCCGTGATATCATGGTAGATACGCAAGACTCCCAGCAGTTTTTTCTCCAGACTCTTGTCCCATACAGGAATGATCTGATCGGATGGAACGACCGCGTAATTATAACCGCCGCTCTCCCTGTCATTCCATACGTGGATCCATCCCACAGTCGTATTTGACGCCTCCACACACAGGTCCTTGCATACTTTCGGGTACTTATCCCCAAGAAACGATCGCAGCACTTTATTCGCTCCATCCGTTCCTACATCAAACAGAGGCGGCGCTGTAAACATGTACGAGGCTTTCTGATTTACCAGCAGCCCGTGGAAGTTAAACGGGATTCGGTTATCCGCATTCCGCAGCGGCGTTTCCGACTCCCCTTCGGCTTTCCGCTTCTCTTTTTTGGATGGTTCCTGCAAAATATCCGTCTCATTTTCATAATACCGACGTGCTTCCTCCGCCCGCTGGATAAATGACGCATGGGACGCCGTATATTTTTTAATCATTTTTTTCACATTTTCTATGTCCATGTTGCCCACCTCATTTCAGAACACTAATGCCCGACAGCCGGCGGATGATCGTATACGCCATATAGCGTAGTCCATCGAGCGCGTGATCATGCATCTTCACAGGCTTGTCTTCCCCATGCTCCGCAGCCTTCTCGTCCCAGATGTATGAACCAAATTCTTTGATCAGGTTCACACATCCTATATCAATCAAAATGGAACCCTGATTCAGCAGCGTTGCCACGAACCGGATTCCATCCAAAACATCATTCTTTGCTTTCTTTACCTTATATCCGTCTTTTTCCAGCTGCGCCTTAAAGCTTGCCGCCGCCGGATCGAGAACTACAGCCCTGATCTTTTCACCGCAAAGCCATTTTGTCATATCTTCCGAAAACTCCTTATCCGTTTTCTGCTGCCCCTTATCTCTTCCGGAATAATAATACTCCCTCCGGCAGTACCAGCGTCCGTCCGCCCCTTTGCTCCACAACAGGAATGCCGTCGGGTTCTGGGTTCCGTAGTCGCAGCTTACATAACTGTCCCCCACCCAGAAGCTGCCGCCGTGATCCTGCTGCCAAGACGCCGCTACCTCATCAGAATCAACTACATGTTTCTCTTCGGAAAACATATCGTAAATGATCCCTTCTGCCATCGCCCACAGCCCGAGGATGTAACGCTTAAAGAACACCCCGTTGTAATCACTTCGGTATCGTTCCTTTATCTTTTCTGACAGGCTCAGATTATCGTCCATCGTAAAATGGACATACAGCACTTTTTTTAACCCCGGGGCTTTTCCTTCTTTTTCGGCTTCCTCCCGGATTTTCCGGACACGCTCTTTTCCAAGGTAGCTGATTGATTTATCAATCCAGTTTACTTTGAACCAGTGATACGGTCCATCCGGATTGCAGTTAAACCAATATTTTGACCCTTCTACAGAACATCGCCCTGTCGCCTGATTGACGAAGCTCTCCGGCATCAGGGCAACCTCGTCAAAAAATACCCCCGCCAGTGTGATACCCTGTATCAGATCCTGGCTCCGCTCATCCTTTCCGCCGAAGATATAAAAATAATTTTCTGTCTCCCCTCTGGTCACAATGACCAGATTATCCGCGCGGTGGTCGGTTACCCGATAGCCGCGGCTTTTTAACATCAGCTTCAGCCAGAACAGCACATTGCGCCGGAAGCTGCCGATAGTTTTGCCGCACATGGCAAAATTCTGTCCGTTAAACGTATCCATTGCCCAGATCGCAAAGGACAGCGACATGCTCACAGTCTTCCCCGATCGGATTGCGCCGTCTGCAATGATTCCGTCATAGTCCTTTACCGGCGACGATTCACACCACCAATTCAGGACTTTCCGCTGTTTTTGCGAAAACGGCTTGAAATGGAAAAACTGCTTAATCTGCCTCATCCGACCAGTCCTCCCCTGCGGTTCCATTCAGCGCCGCAAGGAAACCGTCGTCTGCTGCCACATCCTCATCTTCTGCGACATTTGCCTTCGCTTTCAGAACAGCGATCCGGGCGCGCTGCTCTTCTGTCGCCAGATCCATATGATCTGCCAGCCAATTCATCGCCTTCATATGGTCCATCAATTTTATGCTTGCGCCGTCTTTTCCCTGCTTGATTTCGGCAATGAGCGTTCCATCCACATCAACCGACTCCCGGAATTTTACCGCGTTTATCTCTTTCATCAGCGGGATTTTTTCTCCCGTCTTCTCATCAGTTACCGTGATCGGCCCAAATGCACCCATTACCGGAACGGTTTCGCGCCCAAAAGAAACATAATCTGTCATATCTGCAAACGCAATATCCATATACTTTTGAAAAATGTCATGCTCATCCAAAAGTTCACGGTTTAATCGGTTCTGCTTCAGCCTCATGATTTCATCTCGAATACAAGGATTTACAAGGAGGCGGTACCCCTCTGAATTTGCAACATCATAACTGCTGCCATATGCTTTCTGGTATGCTTTTGTTGCATTAAAGCACCGGACATAATATAAGCAAAAAAGCCTTTGTTTATCTGTTAAATCAGCATTTTCCAATACTTGACCAACATCTTCCGCAACGGCTCTTTTACTCTTTTCTTTGGTTGCAACCTTTTTCCCTTTTGGTTGCAACTTTTTTTCTTCAAGGTTGCAACCTTTTTTCCAGTATCTCGACGCCCAGGACTTGACCGTCGAAAGACTTACCCCATACTTTTCAGCGATCTCCTTATACTTCATTCCTTCCTGATAATCCCGAAAAGCCTGTTCTCTTACTTTCTCACTTTTCACCTCACCACCTCTCAATTCATTTACAAATAAAATCCTCCCGGACTTTTGACAGCCCTTAACAGCATTCCGCTAGGAGGATCAAGGAGAAACCAATGTTGGCACGTTGGCCAGTGGACCCTGCAGGATTTGAACCTGCGGCCATCCGGTTATGAGCCGGACGCTCTGACCTGCTGAGCTAAGGGTCCGTTGTTGTTTTTTTGGGAAAAGAAAAGAAGCAGGGATTAATCCTGCTCCTTCAACATACTTGTTAATAAATCTGTGAAATATATGTTTATTCCTCTATTTTATACCAAATATCTCCCAGTTTCGCATCTACAGGCTCTTCTTTCTGAATATATACATTAGGCTTATTTAGAGTCTCTTGAGTAACAACGTCTCTTGCCACTTCTTTTACCTCAGAATGTGATAATCCGTAATTATTAATCGTTTCTGCCACTTGGGAATTTTCAAGTTTTGAATTCTGTATAGTAATGTTACATTTTTCTTCTTTCTCCGGTTTCTCTGGATCTTTTCTCCTGTGAAAACCTCCGCCTGCTATTGCCCCCGCTATGCTGATCAGCCCCACAATACCCGTTATTGTTTTCCCATACTCCTCGAAAAATAGCTTTATACATTCTAAACTATCTTTTAAAAATTCCATTTTCCTTCCTCCCACACAATACATTTTGCTTCATCATACACCATAATCCGGCAAAAATCTATACTACCAAATATGGTATCATAAAAAGCACCCAACCGCGTTTCCACAGTCTGGTGCCTTTCAAGGATGTATTGTGTAGGGGAGTAGTGTCTTATCCACTACTGTCAGTTTATACTATAACATTTTAAAACCGAAAAAAGCGAAAAAAACGAAATTATTTCATGAAATTTGTAAATTCCATTCTCACACTATCCCCCGTTGCCTTCCTCCCCATCTTCACAGCCACTTCTTCCCAGGTCAGCTCTTCGAGGAACTTCCATCGGATGATCCGCTGCATCCGCGCCGGGATCGTCAGCATCCACTCTTCCACGTTCAGCTTAATCTTCTCTGCGTTCGCTTTCCGGCGCTCCAGCAAGCCTTCGTCCCACCGAAGCGCACTGTCGTCTGCATAGGTAAATGTCGTCCCCTCGATCTTGAAATGCTGCGGCTGGTAGGGGAAATCCGGATTGCTCCCGCTTACATTCGTCTGGATGATTGTCTTGCGCTTTTTCTTTAATGCCCGGATGTCCCGCTCTGTCTCCTGGACCAGCGCACATGCATCTATGTAGTCGTTTAGGATGTTTTTATCCATCGGTGCCACCTTCTTTCTCATCCATTTGCTTACTTAAATATCAGGTTTTCTTTCCATTCTGCTCTTTCCGGCTTATTCGCCTAAATACTCATTTAATCCAAATCAAACCTATCTTTCGTGTATTGCACATAATCCTCCTCGCTAAGGTACAGGTACAACCTCAACGACCTCGATCCATCCTCGTACACCTTCCCTACCGCAATGATCCGGCTGGATTCATCGCAGGCGTAAACATCTTTTTCTAAAAATTTTTTCTCCCTGCGTTCCCCGTCCATCTCGTATATAACAATCGCTCCACCGTCCACAGCCATATAATTTATTACCGGACAAATTATGGTAATGTCCCTTCCATAATCGTAGCACCCACTTAAAAATACTGACATTGCCATCGCAACCGCTATTGCTCTTATCTTTTTCATAAGCTTCCGCCTCCCATAAATGTCCTCATCATTTGTTTCTTCCACCCTGCAAGTTCCTCCGTTGTCTCCAATCCTTCACAGGTTCCTCGTTCGCCTGCTGCCATGTTTTATATATCTCCACCTGTTATCGGATTCCACGCTCTATCATCTATATAGACATCTGCTCCCACCTTCCGGCAGTCCCCTCCGAAAAATTCAATTCTTTCCGGAAGATTTTCATTCACGGCGTCAAATTTCAAACCATGTCCCTGACACCACTCTACTGCCTTCTGAAGCAGCTCCCCGCTCCGGCAGGTCCACAGGATTACTTTATCTCCCTGCCGCCTGCGTCCGACCAGATAACCGATCAGCTCCTGATTCGGTTCCCCGATTTCCGGCCACCTGTTTTCACACAGCGTCCCGTCGAAATCTACAGCATATGCCTTGCTCATTTCCTTTTGTTCCATCTTTTTCCAATATCTCCTATCTCGTAAACATCATGTTCCCACCGCCTTCCAGCCCGTAGTTCGCGACTGACCAGAACAGAAGCATAAAATACAATATCATCATAACTGTGACAATCAGTATCACTTTCCATGTTTTCATTATCGCCCCCATCCGTACCCGTAGATATCCGGGCACATCCCGTTTTCCATCATTGATTCCATGTACCTCTCATACGCCTGTCCATCATCGTGTCCGATAAACCACGCCGTTTTGCCGCATAAAGCCCAAAACAAAGCTCCTGTCACGATTGCTGCCAGAATCACGACCACCTCATCTCTCATATTCATGTGCGTTTCGCCTCCCCTGCCAGCACGATCCGGTACATTCCCTGCCATTTCATCCGTTCCCGCGCATAGCGGTTCACCCTTGCTTTCGGCAGCCCTGTGAGCGTTTCAATTTCTGATGCCCGATATATTCCCATATACCGCCCTCTCTTATAGATCTTATATGCACATGCTGTCCCCCTCATCTCCTCCGCTCCTTTCCAAATTCCAGTGCAGGGAAGCGCCGCTTACTTTCTTTTACGTCCACTTCTTTCCCGCTGCTATCACGCATCCCTGCTGCCTCCTGTACTCCTTTCCTCTTCTCCATCCCATAAATCTCCGCATTTGTGATGCAGCATCTGGTTCCCTTCGCGTTCTCGACAAGAACATGGTGCCGGTATTGTTTGATCACTGTTGCCCGGCCGCGTGGCGCAGTCTTTTGGTTTTCATCCTTCTGTGCCCATACTTCTCGAATCATAATCTTATCTCCCGGTTTCAATTTTTTTACTGGTAACATCCTGTGCTTCCTCCTTTGTTTCCCAAAACACAAATCCTTCCGGCGGTACCGTCCTGCTGCCTGGCTGTACTTTTTCAATCTCTTTCCCGGCATCACCCCAATCTGCAGACAAATGCTTTTTTTCATTTACTCTGTCTTTCCGATATGTGACCTTTTCCCGCGTCCATCCGGGATACATCCGCCGCATCCGATTTTCAAGCATCCTTATCATTTCCTTCCGGTTATCAAGATTCCCGTTGTCGAGCATCTGATGGTGCCAGACGCACCCAAGCACCCCATTCTGCTCCACTCCCATCCCCAGCTGAGAACGCGGGACGATGTGCATGATCTGCAGCGCCGTCCAGCAGTATGCCGGATCTTCCGGCGGCTCATATCCTGCCGCACAGAAGACGCAGGTTTCATTATCACGCTTATGTATCGCTTTCCGGACTTTCGCCGTAAATTCCAGATGCCGCGTCAGCTTCTTTTTCACTCTTTTCTTCATCCTTTCTGTCCTCTTCTGTTTCTTTTCCCATCTGGTCGATGCTCATCTGTCCCAGTATCTCTTCCGGCGGCGCGGGAAGGATCTCAAACTGCAGCGCCACATATCCTGGCACCAGCCCACCGTGGTCGTTTATCAGGTGCGTTATCCTGATATCTATCTCTGCGCCGGTCTGCTCCCCATCCTTCTGATGCTGCAGTCGCACTGTATTTCCGACCCGGTACGGGTCATGAGTGCGTAGGATCAAAAAACGCTGCCCTTTCCGGATGTCTGTCATCATGTTCGTTCCCATCGGATAGGTATAGACCGCGTCCTCCGGCGGCAGCTCTATGTGGCGGGGTTCCTTTTTCTCCGGTTCTTTCCAGGTTTCGGAGTTCCGCTTCTGCTCCCCTCGTGGCAGGCGCTCCGGCCCGATTTCTTCCGGTACTTCCGTTTCAATTTCTTCGGATTCCGTTTCAATTTCTTCTGGTTCCGTTTCAATTTCTTCCAGATTCGTTCCGTTCTGCCCTGCTGCCGGGTTATTTTCTTCCATGACCGCTGGACTGACGCGGGACGTTTTCCTGCTTTCCGGTTGCACCGGTGCAACTCCCGGCATTTCTGCGCCATACACGGTTTCCCAGCTCTCTTCGGCGCTATCGCTGCCCATCAGCAGGTCAAACGCTGCCTCCATGTCGTCCCATCCATATCTCTGCTTCTCGCCGCTGCGCACATTGATCAGCACCAGATCCCTGTCTGCTCCTTTGAGCGACAGCATCAGCCGCCCGATACCGGAGATCCGTGCGCTGTGCATCCCTTCCCCTGCCGGCGCCATGATCTCCATGACCTCTTTTGCCAGCTGCTCAACATTATCCGCCCGCATATATTCCTTCCAGAGCTTGCAGTACAGCTCCGGGATGTCCTGCCCCAGCTTCCACAGCACCCGCTGGAGGTCATTCTCAAGACGGTCATAGATATCTTCCCGCTCCTCCATTAAAATCTCAAGATCCGTGGTCTTTTCCTCTTCCGCCACCTCCGCGCGGATCGCCTGAATATCAGATTTGCTGTAGTCCGGGCTGATCTCCTCGTTGATCCACTCCGGGAGCATCAGCATGATAGACAGCTTTGCCCGTCCCATGCCTCTGTACTGTTCCTGCAGACGCGGTGCGTACCCGCCTTCTGCGAACCGGTCGTTGATCGCGATAAACCTTGATACTGCCGACTTGTCCAGCCCATACTCCTTCTCTGCAAACTCATTGACCGTTGCATATCCGGATTCCTGCAGCACCGCCGTGTCCCGCGCTACCTTTAAAAGATAGCCGATCTTTACAAACCCTTCCTCGACTTCCTCCACCACGGTATCCATCGTCTGCTTAAAATCCGCATAATTCCCATATTCCAGAGCCTTTTTCCCGTATTCAATCAATTCTCCCACTTCACACTGCCTCCATAAAATCTTCCATAAGCCCCTGCAGGACTCTTGTATTGTTCTTTTCCCTCAGCTCCTGAAGGTTTTCTTCCCGCTTTACAGCGCTGATCTTTGCCAGCTCCCGTTCGGATGCCGTCAGGCGCTTTTTGACAACCTTCTGCCACTCCCGCAAAAAACCCCGCACATTCTCGATCCCCGTCTCCTCATCCAGATAGGTTCTGTGCTGTCGGATGGTGCCGCCCGGCTCCACCTCCAGCGTGTAATACGGCACGTCCGGCGCGGACGTTTTCCGGAGGAAGAACACGTAAGTTTCCCGATTCCGGATCCGCTCAAAATACCGGTCCGAAGAGCCTGCGCAATGATGCAGCGCATTTCCTTCCACTGCGATGTCCACCAGCCTGCGGGGGACGAGCACCATGTACTCTTCTCCGGTGTATTCGTAGATCTTGCGGACTGCTGCCAGATTATCTTCCGCGCCGGGGTATTTGCCCGCCATCTCTTGCGCTTTTTTCTCCCACGCTTCCCGGTTCTGTGCGATATTATCCAGAATCTCCTGCTGCCTGATCTCCTCCACAGCCTCATCGTGACGGCGCTTTAACTGGCGCGGCCGGCTTACCATCTCATCAGATAGGTCTTTCCCCAATCTCCGACACATACTCAGATAGTCCCGATGCTGTTCAATAACGCTTCTTATCGATTTTCCCGGGTAGGATTCCGCCTGCTGCCTTATGATGTAATTTTTAAATTTCAGCAGCGACATTCCTCCGGGGATCTGCCCCGGCGATACCTTTTCCTGCAGCACCCATTCCAGTGCTTCCTGCGGCAGTTTCTCTTTTGTCTCTTCTGACCAGCGCAGCCACTCCAGCATCGCTTCCCCGCCATCCGCATCCCGCAGGCGGTTGATCTTCTGGCGGTCCTCCAGTCTCAGCACCTCTTCCGCCGTCTTCCCGTCCAGGTCCAGTGTCCCGCTGTAGGAACAGAAAAACAGGCTGATCCACTCGGTGGTTTCTTCCAGCAGCCTGTAAAACCTGCCTTTTGCCAGATACTCCACCACGCTGTGCATCCGTCTGTCGGCGCATGCCATCATCCGGTTATAGTCCGCGCAGATCCCTGCGGCAGCCATCCACTCCATGATTCCCGTCCAGTCCTCATATTCCGTATCCACAAGACATTCTCGAATGCCCTGTGGATACAGGTAACACTTCCCCATCCGACGATTTGCTGGGTTGCTTTTGTCAAAGCACACGCCCTTATCATCCCTGCCCCAGCAGTTATACCGGATCTGGCATATGTATTTTTTATGCCCTCGCAGCGGCATGACCCGCACGCCCTCCGACAGGTGGACGTGCTCCCC